CATCTGCTTATGATTTTATGAATCCACCAAAACAACAAGCAGAACCAACAGTAGGAACCACACCAACACCCGATCAGAAGAAAATAGAAACATTAAATATAAATGCCACCACGGTAAATGTTACGGGAAATGTAAGTGGTACACCAACGGCCCAAACACCAACTGGTACACCTATAACCACACAAGCAGCAAAACCAGAAAAGAAGAAACAATCTCTAACTGAACAAATGTTTGGTACTGGAACATTCTCTAAAATAGCGCCATTCATACCAGGCGCAAATGTTGCTATGATGGGAACAAAACTATTTGATATGACATCGCCTATTAGAGAACAAGCAACAACTGGTGCTCAAAGTGCTCTTCAGAATATAACAGATACTGTTTCTAATTTTATACAACCAAAACCACAAGATCAGACATCGGGTATGAGTTGTATACCATTATGCGATGGTTCCTCGACAAAACCATCTCCTGAGTGGAATTCTCCTAAGAAGAACATATCAGAGATGTTAAAAGAAGAAACTATGATGACCAAGATTAAAGACAAAATAACTTCTGCTGGATCATCTGGAAATACTACAAACATCATTTCCAACAATTCCACTTCTACTGGTGGTGGTGGTCAAAATTATATTCCAAACGAACCAAGAATGGCATCTGCATTCCCCGATCCATTCTTCTTGTCGGTCAATAGTGAACTTATGAATGTTTTGCGTTGCTAAAAAGAAACAGGAGAGGTTTCCCTCTCCTGCTCTACTCTTGCTCATCTTATAAAGTATCACTCTTCATTAGCAAGTTTTTCGAAATAACTCAGTGATGATTCCTCTTCTGCATCCTCATCATATGATGCCTTCTTTTCAGCAATCTTGGGTGCAGGCTTTGACTTCATAGAAGTCTTGACAGGAACCTCTTCTTCATCCTCAATCTCATCTTCTTCCGCGGTCTTTGGTGCAGAGGAAGATCCCTTATTTACTGATTGGAACTTTGCCTTAAGTTCTTCGTAGGACTTAAACTCTGATGGATCGGTAAATGCCTTCAGTGAATATTCCTTCTTCCAAAGCGCCTCCAACTTGGTGGCATCACCATTTAGAAGCGGTGTCGGACTATCAAACTCGGACTTGTCGTAGTTGACATAACCCGCAACACTACGAACACGCAACTTAAAATTTGCTCCGTTCAGGAAGTGGAAGACATCAAGTGGCTCTACAGGATCATAATCATTGCTTTCTGGCTGCAACTTCTCAATGATCTTATCAAAGATCTTCTTACCAAACTTGAAGAGGAAGACCTTTCCTTCGTTCTCTGGATGCTTTGGATCCTGAACAACCATAATGTTTGCAATATAGGACAACTTACGCTTGCGATCACTGGCAATCTTCTTATTGCTGTCGCTGCCACTGTTCCAGAGTTCACTGTTTGCTTCGCAAATCGGACACTTCTTACCGATTGTTGTTGGGCAATTCTCGATGAACCAGCCACCTGGTCCCTTGAAACCGTGATTGAATGTACGAACCCAAGGAAGTTCTTCTCCCTCAACTGGGGGAAGGAAACGAATTACTGCAAATCCGTTTGATGCTTTGTCGAGTTCGGGACGCCAAAAACGATCATCCTTGTAGGACTCGGCGCCACCCTTGTTCATCTTCTCAAGTTCTTGCGTGAGTTTTGAAATGTTTGTTGACTTGTTCATCATATCTTTGAACGACATATATTCTCCTTGTACGATGTGTACGCTGTGTGTTAGTATTATACGATGTATATCCGTCTGGGTCAATAGTACTGATGGAAAATCCGTCAGGATCTTCCTGAATGTCAAAGGGGCCTTTTAGTCCATCCAAATTAACATTCATACACCTCTATTTAGAAGGGTAGACGAGCAGACTTTGGAAGAAGATTGATAGATTCTCCTTCTTCTCTAAGTTTTTCGATTATTGGCTTAGTAAGATGTTTGGCGATATAGGATGGTTCTAGAGAGTGATCTTCGCACAATTTAAGAACAGCATCCATATAGGTGTATCTTTTTTTAGAAACTAATTTTTCAATTTCATTTTGTATATTTAAGTCCCCGTTTTCAAGTATCATATTCACGATTCTCCATATACTCTAATAGGGACTTCTTTGGTTCCCATCCGAAGTATTGTTTAATTTTTGTAATGTTTGCGAGAGTGTGTCTTGCTTCACCAACTCTCTCTGGAAGGAAAGTATACTCTCCTTTCATCATCTTTGCAATATCTAAAACAGAATAATTTTGTCCAGAACCAACATTGAACACATCACCTGAAAGAGAAATGTCTGAAGTTGCTGCTAGAATATTAGCATTCACCACATCGGCAACATGAACATAATCTCTCGTCTGCTTTCCATCACCAACGATGGTCATCTTTTCACCGTTCTTGAGTTGTCGGGAGAATATACCAATCACGGGAGCATATGATCCTCGTTTTGGTTGATTTGGGCCATATACATTAAAGTAACGCAAACATGCTGTAGATAATCCGTAAAGATCCGAATACATTCTACACGCTTGTTCTGCTGCGTGTTTTGATAGAGAATATGCATTCAGACAGTCTGGTGGCATATCTTCGTGCAATGACTTAGGATCTGAGAAAGAGTTCTTAAGTCCATATATGGCAGATGTTGTGGAAAGGACAAATCTCTTAACATTATACTTTTTGCATAATGCGAGCATATCCAGAGTTCCAATCAGGTTGGTTTCATATGCTTTTGTGGGATCTTGAATACAGTTCTGTATTCTGGCTTCTGCGGCAAAGTGAAGTACATAATCTGGATTGTAATATCCAAACACATCTGAACACATCACATAATCGAGCACATCGTATTTGTAATATTTTGCTCCATCGTGATATTGAAAGGTGTCATGGGCATCCGAAGATAGATTGTCTATGACTACTACTTCGTGTCCTTGGTCGAGGAGTGTCTTGGTGGCATTGGATCCGATGAATCCGTTTCCGCCTGTTATTAGGTATTTCATACTAATTCCCCTTCTACCCTAGAAATCGCAGAACCAACTACTTGATGCATATCATAATATTTGTAATCTGCTAATCTACCACCAAATATGTATTTATCGTGATCTATTCTATCTCTGTACAGAGAATATAAGTTATTATTAAAATCATCGTTCACTGGATAGTATTTTTCTTTACTGACATCCCAATCTTGTGGGTATTCTTTAGTAATTACTGTATGGTTCTGTTTACCAAAATTAAAGTGCTTATGTTCCACTATTCTGGTAAAAGGAACATTTTCATCTGTATAATTTATTGCAGCAACTCCCTGATAATCTGAAATATCAAGATGCTCTTCTTCAAACTTCAAACTTCTCCATTCTAAAGTACCAAAATCATAATCAAAAAACTCATCAATTGCTCCAGTATAAACAATTTTGTTGGCAATATTATTCCACTTATCTCTATCCTGTAGGTAATCAACACCAGTTTCTGTTGGAATATGTTTTAAAAGTTTATCAAAAATAGCAGTGTATCCTTCAGTGGGTATACCTTGATATTTGTCATCAAAATAATTATCATCAAAAACCAATCTGATCGGTAATCTTTTCACTATAGATGCTGGGAGATCTTTAGGTGATCTGTTCCACTGCTTCTTGGTGTATCCTTTAATAAATGTTTCATATATCTGTGTACCGACCTGGGACAATATCCATTCCTCAAGATTTGATGGATTTTCTATATGAATTTTTTCTTTTTCTATTCTTTGTCTTGCTGCTGCCGGAGTAGTAACTCCCCAAAGTTGATAAAGAGTAAAAAGATTGATAGGAAAAGAATATAATTTGTTTTGATAATTTACTTTTGGTCTATATGTGAAATGGTTAAAACTAGTCCATCTGTTCATATAGTTCCATATTTTATCACTGTTTGTGTGAAAGATATGAGGACCATATTTGTGAATATGAATACCGTCTTTGTTTTCGGTGTAGCAATTGCCACCAACATGGTTTCTTTTATCTATGACTAGACACTTGGCACCCCTGTCCGTCATCTCTCTAGCAAAGATCGAACCAAATAAACCAGAACCGACTATCAAGTAATCATATACCATTATAGTAAATCTTTAATTGCTTTTTTTATTTGTTCATCCCAGTAACTCATTCTCATTCTATCTGTAGAAGTTTTTCTATTTTTTAGTTCATCAAGTGAAGTTTCACACCACTGTCTGGTCAAATTCCAATCTTTAGTATAAACAACTGGGAGATCTTCAAAATGACGCAACTCTGGACAGTCCGACCAAATAGGAATTCCTCCCATAATTATGGTTTCGTATGTTCTTAGACAATCTTTTCCTTCTCCTGCTGGACATGCAGAAAATATATGTTTTTTCATGGAACGATACATTTCTTCTGCACCAACTTGATGCTTGACAATATTAAAAATAGGATTACTTTCATTTTGTCTAATTAAAATTCTTCTTTCTTCATTATAACCTGTTGCATTTACTCTACAATAAACTAATTTATCTTTATATCTTTCTTCTTGAGTTTCTTTGGCAACCCATTCTAAATATGTTGAATGTCCGCCTTCAGTTCCACATCCTACTGGAACAGGTACAAATAATGGATCATTGAATTCTATGTTTATTCCGTACCATCTCTTAATAGATTTTTTAGATTTTGCTTTATCCAGTATTATCTGTGTTAAACTCAAATCATTATTTCTAGTTATAACAATATAACAACCATCATCTGGCAATGAATCAATAAATTTTAAAAGATCCACATTTCCATTAGTATAAACTATACCACTTTTTCAAATTTAATTGGAGTGTAATATTTACTTATCTTTTCTATACAAGCATTAAATAATGTATCGTGTTTGGATTTAAAATTATGTTCATGGAATTCTATTGATAATTGTTTTGGAATTGGTTTAAAATTATCGTCCATTAAAATATCATATTCACTGCCCTCTATATCTATTTTTAAACAGTCAATATTTGTTCCAATTTCATTATAAATATTGTTTAATGTTATTGTTGTTATTTGTTCTGTTCTTTTTGATTGTGGTGTATCTGAAATAAAAGTTCCATTTGCATCGTTTACATAATTTACATACATTACTTTATTTGTTGTCCATAAAGCATTTTGTTTAAAAATATCTATTGTTTCAGGTTTAATCATTGATTGTATATCGAGTGCATATACCTTTTCATTTCTCTCTTTCATCGCAAGAGAAAAATTCCAATTCCTACATCCAGCATCTATTACCCAACCACCAGTTAATAGATCTGTTTTTATTGTATGTTCGTGTATAGTTTCTATCATTTGAAATGTTTCTTTGTTACAATAAGTTCTGGACAAGCAGGAATTTCTGATGGTAAATATTCGCAACAGCAATAACCACATTCATAACCAGTACAATAATCTAAATTATGTTTCCATAAACTCAAACCAAAACAACTTTCGTCATGTCTATGACCAGATGGGCCGCCGGAATCTTCCCATCTATCTGTAGATTTTCCAAACAAACCTAAGCGTTCGGATTCTTTCCAAGTTTCAAAAACTTGTCGGCATAGTGATTCATCAAAATCTAAAGCATAAAAACTACCAGCAGCAAAATGTAATTGCTTTTCTTTTGCTTCTTCTCTAGTTATACCAAAATGCTTTAATGCCGTATCGTTGCAGTTTGTCCAAATAAAACTTGCGTCACTTGCGGCAACAATACCATGCGTTTTGCAATGCTGAAACACTCTGCGTATATCATTCACTAATATAGAAGCAGAATCCAACCAAACTATTTTTTTATAACCAGCATCAACTGCTTCTTGTATGGCATGTATTTTAAACCCATACATGCTACCATCATTACCATAATGCGGTTTTGAGTTTTTTGGTAATCTCTCTCTGTAAATAAATTGTTTGGCATTTGGGTGTATTTTGTTAATACTATCAATTAATCTATCCAACATTGGAACATATTGTTTACCAAATGCGGACGAACAAAATGCTATATCTTTTTCTTGTATATTCATTGTTAGTTTTACCAGATAATATCGGCGGTTGAAGTTTCGTATAATTTGGACGCATCAATATTTAGTTTAGTTCTATAATTAGTAAAATTACCACCAAATACACCCTGCGAAAAATATCCAATCATCACATCATCACCTGGGCATTGTCCCCATTGATCAACTTCTTGTATTTTTTTGTTCACAAAATTCATATCCAATTCCGTCATTTTATGAAACAAATCACTACCTAAACACTGTAAAGCACCAGACATATGATTAAAAACTACTCCATTGATATTTAATATATTCGTATCTGCACTTGCTTTTACTTCCATCGGATTACATTTAAATAACTGAAATATTGATTGGTTTTTAAATTTTACATCACTATCAATATTCATCCATGTATCACCCGGCTGAATATCATTTTTCATATCCTTTATGCAGTATAATTTTTTCCTAAATCCCTCTCCACCAAATGGATTACCATCATGTGCTGCTCTTTTGCGAATAATTGCATTAAATTGTTTTGGAAAGATATGAAATTCTCTTTCATCAATGTACATAAAATGTTGAACATCATTGAATGTTGATAATTGCTCATTCAATTGAGTAACTAGAGATAAATCTCTCATACAGGTAAATGTAAATACTTTAAACATATTAACTTTCTTTGTAAAATACCGCAGTTTTCCAATCTATATGTTCTGGTTGTTTATACACAGTACAATTAAAGGATTTAAGTAATTCTTTTGTTCTATTCCAGTAAACACCAAAAGTTTCCGTTGATTCTTGTTCCCAGTTATCATAAATTAAATAACCACCTACATTTAATGATTTAAGTGCATATTCTGTGCATTCATCTCTATAAATTCCATCAATTATGATTATATCATACTTATTATTTAAACTTGATTGCAAATATTCGGTCTTATCTTGTGTGATCTTTCCACCGTGTGCCCAGTTCTTGTCGTCATCTACTCCATTCCAATATTTGGATTCATTACGCCACCATATAGAAGATCTTCCACAACCATATTCAAATACTGACATTTGATTTAAATCTAAAGTAATTAACCACTCAAGACAACCAATAGTATACCACGGCATTATTAAATTATTTTGAGTATCAATATAGCATAAACCAAATTCTTCTTGGTTTGGATGTTTTATTATCCTACTCATAGTGTAAATAATTGATTTGCTAAAGTTGTATTATTAAATTCTTGACTCATTGATTACTTCCTAAAATTAAATTTACTACTCTATCTATTTCTGGTTTGTGTCCAGAATTATAAGGACGAATGCTATGACAATCATTATACCAACCAGATAGTATTTTAGAATCATCAGGTTTCCAGTTTGCTCTATCTAATCTACGAGCACAGAAACCACCAGGTCTTGGAACGCGAACTATACGAGATTTATCTGCAAATTTTTTAATTTTAGCGCAAGAGAATGATTCATCTATCCCCCAATTTGCCATATGCGTTTGACCGGGTTCATATACACTAAAAGATTCTGGTGTATGGTTATAATTTATTTCTTTTGATCGCACATTAATTTCATTGATGGATTCTTCCCATGTGTCGTGTAATTCCAATACTTCTTTAAATGTTTTACCAGTACCACCATTATAACAAGCAGGAAAATAATCCTTATCTGCATTTAAATTAATATAAGCGTCCGATCTAACATTTGCTAAAGAATTAGTAAAATATTCCTTTGACATAGGAAACATGTCAATATCAGAAATTAACCAAGTAGTATCTGGTTCTGTAATTGGATACCAATATCTTGCCCATTGCGCTTGAATGTGAGGAAGAATATTAGAATTAGTTTTAAACTCAACAACAGTGCCATATTGCTCGGATACATTGAGTTTTTTTTTATCACCAAATAAAATTAAAACAGGATGAATATTAAACTTGAGTTTCCAAACTTTTGATACTGGTTCCCAAAAGTCTAGATAGTATCTTTTATCATCACAAGACATTATTACTTTATCTATTTTCATGTTTAGTCCTTATATTTAGTCCTTATAGTATTTTGTATCTTGAAAGTTTTTATGATATTCATCGTGAGTGCAACCTCCGGCTGCAAGTTTACCAATATAGTCATTATCATCACCAATCCACTCACATCCTTTCCACTCACCATTTAATGTAATTTCGTACCAAGGTCGTTTTCTTGGAATTGGAAATTCTTTTCCGTGTCCATGTCTGTGCATTGGATCGTGAACTAATGCACTATTAATTACCAATGGATATACAATTTCTGCTAAAAATTCTTGATCTATATTTTTTCTATTGTTTGTTTTCTTGCGAGAATAATTGTTGATTAGTTCCATCATATTAGAAACAGCACCTTTTCTTGCTCCCCACATTCCACCCATAATTTTTGCTGAATGTGCCTTATTATCTCTCATTATATGAAACTTTTTTCCGCTACTCAACCATTCATCAACGGCTGCTTTATCTCTTTCATTCAATAAACTATCAGTATCACGACTTAACATTACATCGACACTAGAATCACCAGCAGCATAAAACCTCCAAAACATTCCATTCCAACTTTCATCCTCTTGCATATTAATAATTTCTGCTCCTCTGTTTTGTAGTTCTTGTACTACAGCCTTTGGAACAGTTGGTGCGATGTAAAATCTACAAGTCCAATCAGAAAAATATTGCTTTGCTAAATCTACATTTC